CCCCACTTTTCTAAAAAATAGAGATACTTATAATAAAGAGGTTATAAAATTTACCAAAACGTCTATTACGAAAGTCGTAAAAATAAAATGCATATTTGGGATGATAAAAAAGGTCATTTGACTTTTCCATACAAAAGGTATGCATATACTAAAAATCAATATGGAACTCATGTGTCATTATATGGTGATAAACTTAAAAGGGTTTTTAAATTTAATAAGGATGATCATAATTTATTTGAAAGTGATGTAAATCCAGAAATGAGAACACTTGTTGATACCTATATGGATAGTGATGAACCTTCTGTTGGTCATACAATTATGTATTTTGACATCGAGGTTGAAGTTACAGAAGGATTTCCAAGTCCAAAGAAAGCAGATAATGTTATAACTTCAATTGCTTTGTATGATAGTATAATGAATGAATATTCTTGTTTTGTATTGGATAAAAAAGATAGAATACAAAATTTTAAAGAAAGAAATGAAACAATAGAAGTTTTTAAAACTGAACATGAGTTATTAAATAGATTTTTTGCAAAGTACCTTGAAGTTAGACCAACTATACTTAGTGGCTGGAGTATTGATCATTTTGATATTCCATACCTTTATAATAGGGCATGTAAGATTCTTGGAGAAGATATAGCAAAGTGTTTATCTCCAATTGGAGAAGTACGTTGGAATACATATAGATCCCGTTATTCTATAGCTGGAGTATCAAGTTTAGATTATTTAGCTTTATATAAGAAATATACTTTTGTAGATCAATCTTCATATAGATTAGATTCAATTGGACAATATGAATTGGGAGATAAGAAAGTAGAATATGAAGGTACATTAAACGATTTATATGAAAATGATATTAATAAATTTGTAAAATATAATATTCATGATGTTAGACTTGTAAAAAAATTGAATGATAAGTTAGATTTTATTGAAATTGCAAGAGCAGTTTCTCATATTGGTCATGTTCCATATGAAGATATATATTTTAGTAGTAGATATTTGGAAGGAGCTGTTTTAACACATTTAAAGAAATTAAATATTGTGGCTCCAAATAAAGATCCTAAAGGAAGGGATAATATGAACGGTGATGTTAAATTTGTTGGAGCATATGTTCAGGATCCACAAAAGGGGAAACATGATTGGGTATATGATTTAGATATTACTTCTATGTATCCGTCTATTATTATGAGTTTAAATATATCTCCAGAAACAAAAATTGGTAAAGTTGTTGGGTGGAATTCAGAAGAATTTATCAAAGGTAAAAATAAGACATATTCTGTTCATATGAATGGTAAGAAAAAAGGACAACTTACTGAAACCGAACTAAGAGAGTTTTTTGATAATAATAAAGTATCTATTTCTTCTAATGGAGTTTTGTATAAAACAGATAGGCCAGGCCTTATTCCAGCAATGTTATCTAAATGGTTTGATCAACGAAAAGAATATAGAAAACTTATGAAGAAGTTTGGTGAAGAAGGTGATGAGGTCAAGTATGAATATTTTTATAGGAGACAATATATTCAAAAAATTATATTAAATTCTTTTTATGGTGTATTGGGATTACCAGTATTTAGGTTTTATGATTTAGATAATGCAGCATCGGTCACGGAAACAGGACAATCGTTAATTAAATTTACAAAGAAAATTGCTAATCATTTTTATAATAGAGAACTTGGTGAAAGTAAAGACCATTGTATTTATATTGATACAGATTCGGTTTTTTATTCAGCAGTTCCTTTAGTAAAACATAGATTTAAAGGTAAGGAAATGAGTGATGTAATGATGACACAAAGGATTTTGGATATAGCATCTGAGGTTCAAATGTATTTAAATAGTAGTTATGATTATTTTGCTAAAAGATTTTGTAATTTACAAACACATAAATTTGATATTAAACAAGAGGTTATTGCTAAAAGTGGATTGTTTATTGTGAAGAAAAGATATGCAATGAGAATTATAAATGAAAATGGTCGTAAGGTTGATAAGATTTTAGTAAAAGGGTTAGATACGGTAAGAAGCAATTTTGCAGAATCATTTAGAGAATTAATGAAAAGTGTTTTGGATGATATATTATCTGATGTTCCTCGTGATAAAGTTGATGAAAGAATTATTAAATTTAAAAAAAGTATGTCGTTAATTGATTTTGATAAAATATCAAATCCAACTGGAGTAAAGGGGATATGGAAATATTTAAAAAAGGATGAAGAAAATACTTCAGTATTTTCAAGAATTCATAAGGGAGCTCCAGTTCATGTTAAGTCTGCTATTGCTTATAATGATTTATTAAAGTATTATAAGAGAGAAAATAAATATGCTTATATCCAAAATGGAGAAAAAATAAAATGGGTCTATCTTAAACAGAATTCGTTTGGATTAAATGTAATAGCATATAAGGGATATGAAGATCCACCAGAAATTTTACAATTTATTAGAGATAACATTGATCATAATAAAATGTATGAACAATCATTAAAGAAAAAATTACAAATGTTTTATGATTCTTTAAATTGGGGAGTGCCAGTTGATAAGGAACAAAGTCTTGAAAGATTTTTTTGATTTTAAGAAATTTCAAACATAGTTAATAATAAGGAGAAATAAAAAATGGAAAAACAAAAGTTACAGAGGTTTATAGATAAGTATCATTTAAGTGGTAATGTAAATAGCGTTGTTTTAAATAGCGTTGGTAATACATTGGAAACAAGGTTTATTACAGGTGATAAATCTTTACTTGGTGAACTATCTATGAATAGTTGGAAATTTGAAGATATAAATTTGGGTGTATATGATACCGAACAATTTTCGAGATTGTTGGGTGTTTTAAGTGATGATGTTCAAATAAAATTAACTAAATCTGGTGATAAAGCAATATCGTTAGAAGTATCAGATAGTTATTCTAAGTTTAATTTTATGTTGTCTGATTTATCAGTTATTAATACTCCACCAGAGTTGAAAACTCTTCCAGAATTTCAACTTAAAATTAAAGTAGATACTCGTTTTATTACTACTTTTATTGCAGGTAAATCTGCTCTTCCAGATACGGATACTTTTAGTGTTTTATCTAATAATGATGTAGTTAAACTTGTAATAGGTCATTCATCAATTAATACAAATAAAGTTACTCTTCCTGTTGAAACTGAAACATATGAAGATATTGATATTGTTTCATTTAATGCTGAGTTGTTTAAAGATGTTTTGACAGCTAATAAGGAATGTGAAAGTGCAGTACTTGAAATAAGTGAATCGGGATTAGCACGAATTAATTTTAAGGTAGATGAGTATGATGTTACATATTATCTTGTTGCAGTTCGGGCAGTGTGATTAATTTTGATAATTTTACAATTTTTAGTGAAGAACATTTTCATCCTTGGATAAGTAAACTTACACCACTTGAGGAACATAAAGGTTATTTACTGAAACGTGATGATAGATTTAATTTATGTGAGATAAATGGCGGTAAGTTAAGACAGTGTTCTAAATTAGTATATGATAATTTAGATTATATTAAAGGTGAATGTAAGAGTGGTATTTTAACTGCTTCTGGATTACCTTCACCACAACCAGCAATTGTAAGTGCAGTCGCAAAGTATTTTGGATTAAAATGTGTAGTAACTATTCCACATTATCCAGATCATCTTAAAGATTTCAATAGAATAAATGCTTCGTTATCTCAAAAGTTAGGGGCTAAAGTTTATGGAGTTGGGAATCCGAATTTAAGTGGTCCTGAATTAGATGCAAAAAAATTAGTTCAAGAGTTGGGATATTTCCAAATAAAGTTTGGTATGAATGGGTATGATGTAATGAGAACAGTTGCTAATCAAGTTGAAAATATACCAGATGAACTTGAAAATTTGGTGTGTATTGCTGGAAGTGGGTTGTCTTGTCTTGGCGTTATGATGGGAATTAGAAAATTTAACAAAAATGTAAAGAATGTATATGCAGTATACTTATCAGACTATATGAATAAGAATAAGAAAATGTGGTACGATAAGTTATCAGAAGAAGAAAAGTATGATGGTAATCTTCATATGGTAAAGTCAGAAATTTCATATCAAGTTAAACATAAAATTGATAATAGTTTTAAATTTGATTTGACTTATGAAAGTAAAGCTTGGGATTGGATGGTTAAAAATATAAAACCATCCTTAGATACTTTGTTTTGGGTAGTTGGACGGAAGATATATGATTTATCAGTTATAGAAAAAATAGATTGGCATAAAAGTTATTATGAACAAACGTTGGATATTCAAAGAGAAAATAGAATAAAACCAAAAGAACACGGATTTTTTTAAAATGTATTTAAGTTATTTTGATAGATTTAGAGATATGGAGCCTTATCTTTTTATAGATGAAAAAGAGTGGGAACATATAAAAGAAACATTTGATAAACAAGATGTAAAAGAAAGTCTTGCTAAAGTTGCAATGACATATGAGATTCCATATGCAGAGATTACAAAAAAAGATGCATATAAAGGTTATATGAAATTGAAAGGTATGAGACATAATGAAATTTTAGTTGATGGTGAATGGTTTGCTCGTGAGGGAACGGAATATAGATATGATTTGACATTTGAAGGTAGACAACAATATTTTAGAAGATTGAATAAAGGTAATGATGCAAGTAATTATTTTCAACAAAAAAATCGTTGGAGTGTTGATGGTTCTGTAAGTCCAGGTCCAGAAAGAACTTGGGGTAATGAAAAATTTATGACAAGTTTGATGGGAGCCGCATATACACTAAAAGTTCCAAAAATAAATCGTAATGTTTTAAGAACTATGGTTGGGTTGAGAAAATATATTTGTGCTCAATTTAAACCAAATGTAGCTAAAATTTTATATGATAAACTTAATAGTTGTAATGTTTTAGATTTTAGTGCTGGGTGGGGTGATAGATTGGCTGGATTTTATGCTAGTGAAACATCAAGATATTATTTAGGAATTGATCCAAGAAAAGAAAATCATCCAATATACAAAGAACAATCAGATTTTTATGAAACACATCGAGGATTTTTTGAAGTTGAAAAGGAAGCTAATTTTATTTGTAGTCCAGCAGAAGATGTAGAGTTTGAAAGTTATGAAGATATTTTTGATACTGTATTTACTTCACCACCATATTTTAGTGTAGAAAGATATAGTTATGATGATACACAAAGTTGGGTTAGATATAAAGATATTGATGATTGGAATAGAGATTTTTTACAAAAAACTATTAAAAATTTATGGTGTTCTGTGAAATCTGGTGGATATTTATTAGTAAATATATCAGATGTATATACAAATTCAAAATGGTCAACTGATCGTGGTTGGTTAGAAATTTGTAATCCAATGAATGATTTTATCTCAGGTTTTACTGATAGTAAATATAAAGGTTGTATAGGAATGGAACTTGCTAAGAGGCCAAATAGTGGTGGAGCAGGAACGGCTAAATCTGACTCTTATACAGAAGAAGCTCTTAAAAAATCAGAGGAAACTAAGGATAAAGTTTTTTGTGAGCCTATTTGGATATGGAAAAAGTTATGAATAAAGAACACACAATTTGGGCAGAAAAATATAGACCAACTTCGTTAGATACTTATATAGGAAATGAACATTTAAAAAGTAAGGTTGAAATTTATCTTAAAGATGGTGATATTCCACATTTATTGTTATATGGACCAGCTGGAACAGGTAAAACAACTTTAGCTAAAATATTATCTAATAGTATTGAATGTGACTATCTTTATATTAATGCTAGTGATGAGGGTGGTGTAGATAAGGTAAGAAATAAGATAAAGAATTTTACTTCTACAATTGGTTTTAAGGATTTAAAGGTGGTTATTCTTGATGAAGCAGATTTTGTAACACCAGAAGGACAAGCTGCACTTCGTAATTTAATGGAAACATTTGCAAAACATTCTAGATTTATTTTAACTTGTAATTATTCAGAAAGAATTATTGATCCAATTCAATCTCGGTGTCAATCGTTTCAGATAATTCCACCATCTAAAAAAGAAGTAGCTCTTAAAATTCAAGATATATTAGATGCTGAAAAAATTGAGTATTCACTTGATGATATAGTATTGAATGTTAATAGTGGATATCCTGATATTAGACGGACAATAAATTCAATTCAAAGACAATCTATAAATGGAAAACTTGTGGTTGATAAACGAAGTATTATTGAAAATGATTATAAGTTGAAGTTGTTAGAAATTTTAAAAACTCAGGATAAGAAAAATGCATTTGGTAATATTAGAATGTTATTATCAGATAGTAAGATTAAAGATTATGCGGATTGTTTTAGATTATTATTTGATTCAGTTGATGAGTATGCAAAAGGACATATATCAACAGTAATTTTGATATTAGCAGAAGGACAAAGAAATGATGTATTAGTTCCAGATAAAGAAATAAATTTTATGGCAACAATTATAAATGTATTAAAGGTTATAAAGTGAAGGATTTAAATATGAAAGTATTAGTTATAGGGGATAGTTGTGAAGATGTTTTTATTTATGGTGATATAGAAAGAATAAGTCCAGAAGCACCAATCCCAGTTTTTAAACCAACACACGAAAAGTCAAATAGTGGTATGGCGAAAAATGTTTCCAGTAATGTGGAATCATTGGATATGGTTATTCACACCGTAACAAATAAAAATTCAATTATAAAAAAACGATATGTAGATAATCGTTCAGGTCAGATGGTTTTAAGAGTTGATGAACATGATTATTGTGATAGAATTGATAATAATTTGTTGAGTGGTCTTGTAAAGAATAGATTTAAACAACCACCATTTGGATTTGAGTCACAAAGAGAATTTCATTATGATGCAATTATTATTTCGGATTATTGTAAAGGATTTTTAGAAGAAGAAGATATACAATATATTTGTGAGAATAATGAGAATGTATTTGTAGATACCAAAAAGAAACTTGGTGAATGGATTAAAGATGCAGATTATATTAAAATAAATGAATTAGAATATTTGAAGAACCACGAGGTACTATCAGAAAATGGATTTGAAGAAAAACTTATTGTTACTTTGGGGAGTAATGGTTGTAGATATAAAGGTTTAGAATATCCAGTTAAAAAAGTGCCTGTTAGAGAGATAAGTGGAGCAGGAGATACATTTATTGTAGGATTAGTTCGTGGTTATTTAGATACAAATAACATATATGAAGCAATTAAATTTGCACAAAAATGTGCAAATATTGTTATACAAAAAAATGGAGTATCAATAGTAACAATGGAGGAAATAAATGAATATGAAAGCACAAAAACCGTTACCTAGCCAACAAGTAAAAGTTGATATAACTAAAGCAGAAACTGTAAAATGTGAGTATTGTGGTAATGCTTTATTTATCAGTTCGACTATTATAAAACGACTTTCAGCTTTACTTTCACCTACAGGACAAGAAGCAATAATTCCAATTGATGTTTATAGTTGTGGAGATTGTGGACAAGTTCCAAAAACAATGTTAAGTGGAACAGGGATAGATGTAGAAGAAATAAATAAATCTGAAAAGGATTCATTTTCACGACCAGATTTAGAGAGATAAAGATTAGAATATAGATAAACCTTGTATGGCTTGTCTTGATGGACACTATGTAATTAATGGTAGAAAAGTTCACGAGTTAGTAAAGGAATGAATAAATAATAATGGATAAATTACAAGAATTATTAATAATTACAATGGAAGAATGTGGTGAGTTAATACAGGAGTGTTCCAAAAGTATCAGAAAAAAAGATTATTATGGTAATGAAAGATTAACTGAGGAAGTAGGTGATGTTATATGTATGATAGAGTTGTTACATTCTTATGATCTTATTAGTTTTGATGAAATAGAAGAACGAGCCAAAGTTAAAAAAGAAAAACTTAAAAAGTGGAGTAGTTTAATATGAAACCGAGTTGGCGAATGAAAGTTATTATAAAATTAGTTGATGAGAATCCTAATGATATGCAGTTAGGAGAACTTGTTAGACAATATATAAGAGAACAGTATGGGTGGAAGAAAATAAAAAATGAAAAAGTTATTTGATCATTTAAAACATATTACTGAAAAACAAACAGTAGGTTATTGGGATACTTTAAATAATACTGAACAAAAAAGATGGTCAAATTATATGACTCATAGATTTTTGTCTATGAAAATGGAATGGATTGATATGGTAAATGAAATTCAAAAATATAATTTAAGACCTAAAGATTTATATAGGTTGTACTCCGATGTACTTCCAAAAGGTAAACAATGGTTAAAATATGTTAAAGGAAAAAAGGATATGAAACATCCAAAATGGGTATTAGAAGTAGTATCAAAATATTATGAATCAAGTCTTACAGAGGCACAAGATTATGCAGAAATATTTTATGCTACCGAACAAGGTAAGGCTAATTTAAAAAGTATACTTCGGAAATATGGATCAGACCCAAAGGAAATCAAGAAACTAAATCTACCCTAATGACAAGAGTAAACTATGAAACTCTTGGTAAATTTGTAGATTATGATGAAGATGATTTGGAATTTGATAGAGTTGTAAATAATATAGATATCATAGATATTGATTATGGTGTAGAGGTTATATTTAATTATTATCGCAGACATGGTTTTCCACATTATAAGATTCGTAAAGATGAGAAACACAAACATATGAAAAAATTACAAAAGTTTGATGTTTCTACAATATTTGAAGGAAAGCAGATTATACAAACTATGCATGCTTTAAGATTAGCATGGTCATATTTTCCATTTTTTTGGGAAATTAAATGTGGTAATTCTATGAAATCACCAATGGAAACTTTTAAGGATGATAAGGGATTTAAATCTACTATTAAAAAGTGTTGGAAGTGGGAACTTAAACATTGGGGTGGTGATGATCCTGAGTATAAACCCCATAAATTTCATGAAAACAGGCTTAGACAGTCTATTAAGATTTACACAGGCACTCAATCAGTATCCAACTTTCGCCCAACAGCAGCTAAACTTATTTATGAAAAATATGGTGGTCCAGTAATTCGTGATATGTCGTGTGGTTGGGGAGGAAGGTTATTGGGATTTCTTGCATCATCAAATACTAAACATTATATTGGAACTGAACCTTCCACCAGGACTTATAAGGGTTTGTTACAAATGAGCGAAGATTTTTCTTATTTTGATAAGAAAGTTGATATTTATAAACAAGGTAGTGAAGATTTTGTACCTGAAAAAGAATCTCTCGATTTATGTTTTACTTCACCACCATATTTTGATACTGAAAAGTACTCAGATGAACTAACTCAAAGTTATATAAAGTATCCTACTCAAGACGAGTGGGTAAATGGTTTTCTTAAAAAGACTATGAAAAATTGTTATTATGGATTAAAAAAAGATTGTTATATGTTAATTAATATATCAAATACACCAAAATATAAATTTATAGAAGAATCTACTATAGAAAAAGCAAAAGAAGTCGGATTTGTACATGAAGATACATTACAACTAACACTTTCGGCTGTTATGGGAGATGGATATAAATATGAACCAATATTCGTTTTTAAAAAATAGGAGAAAATATGTCTGAACAACGAGATATGGAAAAGTTATTAAAGGTAAATTATGCAAATATGGAAGGAATAGATACAGAAACACAAATACTATTCAAGCAATTAGAATGGGGTATTAATTTAGGTACAAATACTATGTATTTAACTTATGATATAGATATAGACCAGTTATATTCAGTAATGACTCGATTTGATAATTTATCAAGACATAATGAAAGTCAAGATTTAAATTTGATTATTTCGTCATATGGGGGTGATGTGTATTCGATGTTAGGAACGATAGATTATTTTCGTTCTTTACCAGTTAAAGTTAATACACATTGTTTTGGAGCAGCAATGTCAGCTGCTGCTGTGATATTATCATGTGGAACAGGCGTACGGTCAATGAGTAAACATTCAACCGTAATGATACACGAAGGGTCAGCATTTGAACATGGTAAAACTTCTGATGTTGTTAAGGGAGCTGACCACCTAAAACTTTTACAGAAAAGTATTTGTAAAATTCTTGGGGAAGTTACAAAGAAAGATAAAGAATTTTGGGAAGATATTTCCAAACAAGATACATATCTAACTGCAAAAGATGCGTTAGAGTATGGTATAGTAGATAAAGTAACATAGGAGATAAAAAATGACTACATTTCTTAAAGATAGTAAGAAAAAAGTAATATATGGAAATGATGGTGAAGGTGATTCAAGGCTTAGTTCAAGTGAACGTTCAAATAATTCAGTTGTAAAACAAATGGAAGAAGAATGGCCACAAATGACCAAAGAGTTCAAGAAGATTCAACGAGAACAATATGAATTGTTCTTACACAAACAACACGATTATGGTCCAGGTAACATTTCAGTTGGAACGCAATTACAAACTAAAGAAGAAGTAAGATTATCCCTAATGGGTCTTTTTTTCAGGATGAATGACAAAATACAACGAGTTAAAACAT